TATAGAGGCTACAGAAAATTTCTGTTTCCTATAAATATGCATACTGGAAAACAGCATACGTGGTCCTTTTTACACAAGCAGGCTGTTCTCAATACAAAAGAAGATGAATGGGTTTATAGTTTGCCGGAGGATTTCAAGCGGCTTGTTACTCCGTTTAGACACGAAAAGGATAGTGGCTATCCCAGGATGCGGGGTACATCAATGGAGCATATTCATCAGATGAGGGCTGGTATTGAATCGACAGGATTTCCTCACTACTATGCGTTGAGAACAGCACCGTATACAAAAGAGATTGGGACTACATACGAGGTTGTGTTTTTTGAAACTCCCAATGATAACTATAGGCTTAATTATTCTTATGTATTCAGGCCGCCTAAGCCAGTAGATGATGACGATGTTTTTGTGGGCGGCGATGAGGCATCGGAAACGATTCTTGAGTGTTGCCTTGCGATTGCTGAAATTGAATATGATGACACAATTGGTATTCATAACCAAGTTGCTGATAGATTGATTCAGCAGCTTATACAAGACGATACGGTGTTAGTTGCTGATTCTGTTGGTATGAATATAGATACGAATGTAAAGTATATCAGTTATCAAAGACCGTTACCTACGATTGAGATGAACGAAATTTATCCTAACTCTTAATTTACAGGAGAAAGAAAATGAGTGTAAACAATGTTGTATTGGAAATGGAACGCGGTGTCGGCGGTATGGGAATCAGGAAGGTGTCGCAGGTTGTTGAGTATTCTGATTTTACTGACGGCGGAGGCGCTGCCGGTACATTGAATCTTAGAAAAAAGATTCCTGCCGGTTCGTTTGTTATTGGTAGTAAGGTTAAGGTTATTGAAGGATTTACTGGCGATACGTCGTGTGAGCTTGATATTGGTACGGCCAGTGATGCAGATGCCTTTTCACTGACTACGCATAACATCTATACGGCTGCCGATAATCTACTTGAGGCTGCCGATTATGGTGGTAGTGCTGGTTTTAATTTGGTAACTTCGGATACCACTGTCAAGTTGACTGCGACCAGTAATTCAGATTGGAGCAACGTTAGTGCTGGTAAGATGGAAGTTGATGTATTCTATCTTAGCACGAACCCTGAGCTTACGGACTAAGCCTTATAAAAACTATTATATTTTGGGAGAAAACTATGGCACTCAATAAGTACGCTAATGCCCGTGTAGGGAGACTGGCACAATCTGGCGGTGCTGTTCGTGTAACTATTGCATCGAGCGTGGGCCAGGGGAACGGCGGTACGTCCCTTCCCTGTAAGGGGTGTTTCGTCTCTCCGGCTTCTGCTAATAGTGGTATTGTGCGAATGAACATCGGGGCGGCTGCAAGTGCTTCTGCCGGTATTGAGCTTAGCGATGCTGATACCGGCGGCGGGCCGCTGTTTGTGCCTGTCGATGATGTATCATTGTTATACTTTTATGGAACGAATAACGACGTAATCGACATCGTTTACTTGAAAGGATAAAAATGGCGCTCTTTAGAAGAAGAAAGCTAAAAAAGGATATTGAGAAGAAAAGAAAGTATCTTGCTTACTTTAAGGCTATGAGAGCTAAGGGGCGGATGCCGCTGAGTTATGTTAAGTGGTTGGAGAAGGATAAAACTACTGCCAGAACCCGAAAGGTTACTAAGGGGCTGAGAACCGCCGGTTTATCTGAAGCCGATATAAGACGATTGAGAGGTAAGTAAAATGGAATTTCCACTCCCAATAAAAGGTGTAGCTTACGGTTTGCCTGTCGATAAAGTTTCTGTTGCTACGTCTGGTTATATGAATAATTGCCGCCCTGTGGATACACTGGAAAAAAGACTACGTATAGGTCAAAGACCTGGTCTTGATAAATGGGGCAACGGTGACCAGATTAGTGGGGCAGAGCAGCCTATAGTTGCAATGTGTATAGTTAGTTCGGTGATATAGAATGGCTGACGTATACGAATATTATATAACTGGCGATACTACTTCTTCCGGCGGTATCCCGCTTTGGGATGTCGGCGATGCCCTATGTCAAACATTTACTCCAAGTGAGACACACACTATTACACAAGTGCGGTTAAAGTTGTATCGAAATTCTACACCAGGCGATATAAGGGTAGACATTTATGCTGTTAATGAATCTCATTATCCAACAGGAGCATCTTTAGCATCAGGCGTTACTGATGGTAATACCCTTACAACTAATTCAGCCGGCAGTTATAGACAAATAACGCTTGATAATACTGCTGTGCTCCAAGCGAATACTGAATATGCTTTGGTTTTAACTGCCCCCAATGGCGTTCCTGGCGAAAAAACAGTTCTTTGGAGAATAGATATAGCGGACTCTGCTTATGCCGGAGGTTGGGCGATAAAGTATTTTGGTACTTTAGAAAATCCGACACCACAAAGTTGGCAAATTTTTGCTGAAGGTCTTGTATCAGATTTTATGTTTCAAGAATGGGGTGAGCCTGCTTCCCCATCCAAACCCACAAACCCAAGTCCAGCACATCAAGCAACTGAGGTTGATTTTTCAGGTCTTACTTTAAGTTGGGAAGACGGCGGTGATGCTGATACTTTCGATGTGTATATTGGGCCATCCGCCAGTTTAACTAAAGTTTCAGATTCACAGGCGGATACATCTTACATTACAAGTATAGCTGAATTGGAATCTGTTTTTGGTGCTTCGCCGATAAATCAAAAAATATATTGGCGTGTTGACGCTAAGAATGAATCTGGAGTAACTCAAGGAGATGAATGGTGGTTTGATGCAAGGCCAGCTAAACCCACTAATCCTACTCCTGAAGACGAATATGATGAAATGACACTTGATTGGACAACGTTTTCGTGGACATAGACAATGACGACGTATGATGTCTATTTTGGTACAGAACCAGATAATTTAATACTGATTGCTGAGGGGACTGAATCAGCTTCGTTGTCTGCTGCTTATCTTATTGCTGCATACGGCAATGGTGCTTACGACACTACATATTATTGGAGAGTAGATGCAGTAAATGAATTTGGAGTTACTCAAGGAGATACTTGGAGTTTTACTACTATAACATTTGACCCGCCATTACCGCTTGGGCTTTCATTAGATAGCGGTAGCGGTAATGAAGGGACGGGTGTTACTGGTACTGCTACAGGTGAAAACAATATAATAACTATCAAACGATTAGTAGCTGCTGCTGCCAACACAATATGGTATGAGGACATTTGATAAATGGCAACTAAATTTCAGTATTATGACACATCAGACCTGGCTTTAGATGGATTTGCTGGCACTAATCAGAAAGTTGCTCAAACATTTACTGTTTCTACAACACATATTTTAGATTATATAATTTTAAGTTTGAGCGGAAGCGGGTCGGGTACTGGTAATATAACTGTTGAAATAAGAACGACAAGTTCTGGTAGCCCCACAGATACGGTTTTAGTTTCAAAAACTTTTGATGGTGACACTGAACTCCCAGACGGCTCTTTTACTAATTATACTGTTAATTTTGACACTAATATAGTTCTTTCAACTAATACAACTTATGCTATTGTAGTTTATTCTGATGGTGCTGGTGGTTGGAATTGGCATTGTAGTGATAGCGGAAGCTATAGTGGCGGACAAGTTTATTTAATGTTTGACGGGGAAAATTGGCTCTCGCGGAATACTTATGATTGTGATTTTGAAGAATGGGGAGATGCTGTATCTATTCCTTCAGATATTGTTGCATATAAAAGATTAGTTGCCGCAGGTAATAATGAAATTTGGTACGAGGATATAAATATGTCCGCAGGAACAATGGTAGAGTTAACCGCTGCCAATGGCGACATAGATACGTCTGACCAGCTTCAAATGTTTGAAGCATATCAGAAAGTATTTATAGTCAACGGTTCAAATCTAAAGGTGGCAGATTTTTCTAATACGAAAATAACTACTGATAGCGTCGGCAGCCACCCGCCAGATAAAGGAAACATTCTTACGGGGGGAACCTCTGGTGCAGAAATGGTAGTTGACTTTTGTACAAGTCTTTCTGGTGCAGCTGCTGTCTATGGGTATAGAACAACTGACGCTACATTTACAAATGGAGAAACTGTAACTGGTACTGATAATGATGGAAATAGCATTTCTTTTACACTAAGTGCCGATGAAACGTCTCCGCCGCATTGGTATAATTGGACACCTTATGGTGATGATAGCAATAGTTATGGTTCTATGCCAGATAAGGCTTATTTAGGATGTTTATATCGTGGCCGCTGCGTTTTGGCAGGTAATCCTAATTATCCTTATCAATGGTATATGAGCAGACAAGCCAACCCCTGGGATTGGCTTTATGGTGCTAATGATGCTCAAGCGCCGGTAGCGGGCGGCAATTCCGATGCTGGTAAGATAGGAGATATTATTAGATGTCTAATACCTTATAAGGATGATTATCTTATTTTTGGTTGTGCTAACAGCATTTGGGTATTGAGAGGCGACCCTTGCGAAGGCGGGTCTATAGATGAGGTTGACCGCACTGTGGGTATTTTTGGTGCAAAAAGCTGGTGTTTTGATAACGCAGGAAATTTATATTTTTGGGGGACAGGTGGAGTATACCGGCTCCCCGCCGGTTTTGGGCCGATTGAACACATTAGTAGTTTGTATATGCCGAAACTGATTGATGATGAGGCTCCAGACCCGTCAACTCACCGTATTATAATGGCGTATGATAGACAAAGAAATGGCATCTTGATTTGTATAACTAAACTTTCTGATGGTACAAATTCAAATTATTGGTATGACTTAAAAACTGGCGGGTTTTATCCTGAAAGCTATCCTACAGAATGTGGTGCTTATTCATTGTTATATTATGATGCTCTTGATAAGGATTATAGGCATTTGCTTGTAGGCTGTAAAGACGGGTATATTCGTAATTTTAAGGAATCCGCAAAAGATGATGATAGCGGTTCTTCGGATACAGCTATTTCTTCTTATGCTACATTATCTATAATAAAATTAGTAGAAGAAGATGATAGAGAAGGTAAGATAACGTCGCTTACTTTTGAGTTGGCTGGCGGTGCTTCCGACAGCGATTTTAGTGATGCGGACGGATTAAGTTATGAGATTCACGTTGGTGATGATGCTGAAACCGTCTTAGAGAAGATACGAAACGGCGATACTGCGTTTGCCAGTGGCACATTAACTGGGCCTGGTCGTGCGAATCGGATAAGAACAAGAGCGAGGGGGGCCTATCTTGGATTGAAACTTTATAATTCAACAGCCTCGCAAACCTGGGCTATAAACAGAATTACAGGACAAGTAGTAAGGGGTGGAAGGATAAAATAGGAGAAGATATAATGGCATTTCAGAAATGGGGAACACATACTTTTTCAGTGCGGCCATATACAGTAACAACTCTCACACCGTATGGCAAAGAGCTTAGAAGACTAAGACAAGAACGGCAGCTTGCGGAAGAACGAGCATTACTTGCGAGTGCAAAACAAAGGCAGCAAACGGCTTTATCGCTGCCAGATATTATATCACAGCTGCAAAAGCAGGCGGCTGAGGCCCGTGCTGAAAACCTTAAACGGTATGCAGAAGCAACGGGCATTTATAAGCAAATCGAGCAAATGTATGCTCCTGGCGGTTCTTTTATGAAGGGGGCAGAAGCTATGATTGAGCGTGGCAAGAAGCGTGAAATTGCTCGTGGTATGCAATCCCTTGTATCCGCAGGTTTAGCGGGTACTACGAGAGCCGCAGGTTTGGGCCGGTTATACGAAGAAGAGGTGGCAATGCCCGCACGTCTAAGATTAGAAGATTTACGAACAGGGTCGCTTGCTCAGGCTATGGCAGGTAGAGCAGGGCTTATTGAAAGAAGGCAGGACGTTTATCCAGATTTAGGAATAATAGCTCAACTAATGTCGAGGATTTAATAAATGGGTGCAAGAGTACCTTCGCCTAAACCTGGTGATTGGGAAAGCGTTAGGCAGGCAATCCGCAAATTGGCTGGCTTAAAGTTGGATATTATACAATCTGACTTGCAAGTTTCTATTGACAGCGTGGAAACTATAGCCTCAGATGCAGCGTCGCTTGCCAGCGATAATGTTACTCGTATTGATAGTGTAGAAACAATAGTTTCTGATAACACAGTACGTATTGATTCAGTAGAGACTATTGCCAGCGATAATGCTATAGCTATAGCTTCTGTTGAGACTATAGCATCTGATGCTCTTGCTGACGCTTCTGACAATCTTATTAGAATTGATAGTATAGAAACATTAGCAAGTGATAATACAGTGCGGATTGATTCAATAGAAACCGTAGCTTCTGATGCTGCGGCTGCTGCGAGCGACAATCTTTTGCGGATTGACTCGATTGAAATTCTCGCCAGTGATAATGCCGTTGCTATAGCGTCGGTAGAAACAATAGCTTCAGATGCTCTTGCGGATGCTTCAGATAACCTGATAAGAATCGACTCTATAGAAACTCTTGCTTCTGATAATAGAGTATCTATAGATAGTATTGAGACTATTGCATCAGATAACAGAGTATCTATAGATTCAATAGAAACAATAGCATCAGATAATACTGTTCGTATAGATAGTGTTGAAACAGTTGCCAGCGATGCAACGGTATTGGCGTCTGACCATATAGCCAACGACGGTACAGACCATAGTTTTATAGACCAAGATGTAACTACATCAGCATCGCCTACGTTTGCTGACCTGACATTATCTGATATGCAGCTCGGCTCCCCGACGTATCCGTCGGTTCACGATTTCCTTTCTACTACGGTTTCAGTAGGCCAGACGAGCGGTGGGGCAGTTACAGATAACGGCGATGGGACAGTGACTGTAGCAGCCGGTACAGGCTATATCAAGAAAACAGATAGCTCGATAGGCAAGCTTGTTACTTTTGATTGGGCTGAAGATGATTCTGTTTCGCTAACGGATAATTCGACAAATTATATTCTTATAAAATATAATGGTGGTAGTCCTATTGTAGACAGTACAGACGATTTTAATTCTATAAACTTTCACACTGAATTTGTTGTTGGGCTTGTTTATCGTGAAGGAACAGATGTAAAGATTCTTCAGGCCGGAAACAGATTGCCGGATGCTCAAATTCGATTCTGTGTCCAAAAGTATCTTCGGGGAATTGAGCATATCTCCGGCGGAAGCATTGCTGAGAAAGCGACAAGATATGTAACCTCAACGGCAGGGATTTTTTATATTGGCGATACGCGGATTGATACAGGTGCATTTGATAGTTCGGTGGAAGATTTTGAGCACTATTACTACAGGGACGGGGCCGGTGGCTGGAATGAAGCAACCTCGACTGGACAAATAGATAATGTTTATTATGATGATGGCTCCGGCACATTAGCAGAATTGACTGCGAACAGGTATGGGGTACATTGGGTCTACATCAGTTTCGAGGGTAAGCTAAGTATTATTTACGGGCAAGACAATTACAAATATAATGAAGCAGTGCTTGCTACTCCGCCGAGTTCGATTCCAGATTTCTTGGAAAAGTTTGCAATACTTGCTGGAAAGATTGTTATTCAAAAGAATGCTTCTTCGTTTTCTGAGGTTGAAAGTGCTTTTGTTACATTTTTTGTACCTGAGACGACGTTTGACCATAATGATTTATCAAGTTTGCAGGGCGGTATGGGTGGCGAATACTATCATTTAACATCTGCTCAATATACAGATTTGACAGATAGCGGCAATTGCACTATACACTATCATTCGTCTGATAGAGATAGAAGCAATCATACGGGCACACAATTAGCATCTACAATTTCAGATTTTAATGCGGCGGCCCAGGATGCAGTTGGCAACATTTTAGCGGATACATCTTCAATTGATTTTACTTATAATGATGCAATTCCGCAGATAACTGCGTCGGTTATCCCTGGCGGTGTTGACCACGATAGTCTGGCTAATGTACATCAAGACGTAACTACATCTGCATCTCCAACATTTGAAGGTCTTGCCCTTACGGGCGGTACAATAAGTAGTAGCACTATAACTCTTAATACTTTTACTGCTATAAATCTTAATACCCCTGATATATCCCTTACAATAGATAATAATAATAATCAAATTGTAACAACTGTTACTGCTTTTGGGATAAGCACAATTACACCCAGATACATAGATGAAGGTTCTGAATTAGCTTTGATGTCTGTTACTACAGCTACGTCAAATATGGACCTTGGTATTAAATCTCAAGACCCAGACAACGCGACCAAAGTAGGGGCATTGAACTTCTTGGCGACTGGGCAGGACACTGGGCACGAGAGAATCGCTTCGATAAGTGCTGCTACCGATGGTTCTACTGTCGGCCAACGTGGGGGTAAGATTACTTTTTATACGAAAAGTGACGGTAGTACATCTTTATCTGAAAGACTGAGTATAACAGAAGATGGGGATTTAATACCTACTGGTAACATTATAATGCCGGATGGCGGTGTGGTTGGAAATTCGTCTGGTCCACAGATTACATTTAATGATACATCAAATCTTGTTCAAGTAAGTAATGGCACTTTAGAGGTAGTTAATAACAATATAAGTGTAAAAAGAACTGATACAGAAAACGCTTATGTTTACATAAATGCACCTTCGGGCAAATCTCCAGTGTTTGAGTTTATGGAGAACGGCGTAAGAAAATGGACTATATGGAGTGACCCTTCTGGTGGTGCTGATAGATTTACTTGGAATGATGCAAGCGGCACGTTAATGGTTCTTACGCCCTCCACTGGCCGTCTTGGGATTGGAACAGTAAATCCAAGTACTAAATTGCACGTTAAGGATGGTGATATACGTATACAAAGGTCAAGTGGAAAC